CGTTCCATCGTCATCGACGAAGACAACCGCATCCTTGCCGGTAATGGCACCATCGAAGGCGCTAAAGCCGCGGGCATCAAAAATGTCCGCATCATCGAAACCGATGGCCAAGAGGTAATCGCCGTCCGCCGCACTGGCCTCTCCGAAGACGAGAAAATCGGTCTCGCCTTGGCGGACAACAGAACCAGCGACCTCTCCGAATGGGATCAGGAGATGCTCCGCCGCCTCTCCGAAGAGCACGACATCTCACCCTGGTTCGAGCAAGATGACCTCGACGAACTCCTTGCCGTAACCGAAGTCCTACCCGAAGAAGGCAAGACCGACCCAGACGAGGTGCCAGAGGCACCCGAGCAACCCATCACCAAACCAGGTGACCTCTGGTTCCTCGGTAAACACCGTCTCCTCTGCGGTGACTCCACCAACCTCCAGCACGTCGAACGCTTGATGGATGGGCAGAAAGCAGACATGGTCTTCACTGACCCGCCTTATGGGATGAAGCTCGACACCGATTACTCAAAAATGGGCGATGGTGGCAAAACCCACAAGGCTGTAATTGCCGATGATGAGCAATATGACGCGGGCTTTCTCCTTTCAACTTTTGCCTATTGCAAAGAGATCTTTCTTTGGGGCGCTGATTACTACGTTGAAACGTTGCGCCGCGAATATCCCAACCTTGGTAGTTGGATTATTTGGGACAAATACAGCGACGAACAGCGCCAAGGTTTGCTAGATGGCAGATTTGGCAGCGCCTTTGAGACCTGCTGGTCTAAGACTCAGCACAAGCGTGAGTTGGCAAGAGTCTTGGTAACCACCAACTACACCGCAAGAGGTGATGAGACCCGCGTGCATCCAACTCAAAAGCCCGTCGCTTTGGCTGAGTGGTTCTTTGACCGTTGGGGCAAGTCCGGCGATCTTGTCGTTGATCTTTACGGCGGCTCAGGCTCCACCCTCATCGCCTGTGAGAAAACCTCCCGCCACTGCCGAATGATGGAACTCGACCCCGCTTACGTTGATTGCATCGTCAAACGCTGGGAAGACTTCACTGGCAACACCGCCATCTGCCACCCAGCAGACTCTCACTTCGAGCAACAGGAGGCTGATTTCTGATGGGCCGCAAGTCCACCGCTGCTGAAAAGGACTACCGCGTCAACCGCGTGGCACGCCTCCTGAGCAACGGTGCCGTGCGCTCGGAGATTAGTCAGTATGTGGCGTCCGAATGGGGGTGCAGTCTTAGGCAGGCTGATCGGTACATCGCAGAAGCTCGCGAGATTCTTAAGGCTGACTGGGACATAGACCGCCGTACCTTTACGGCAGAGCTACTTTCCCAGCTGGCGACTCTGCAGAAGGAAGCACGCAAGAGCAACCAACCACACGTTGCACTGGGCTGCATTAATACCGCTGCCAAGATCGCTCAGCTGTTTTCGTGAGCATCCTTGACCTATGCGCTGGTGGCAAAGTTTTAGAGCCGCCGTTTTTTCAGGCTTCCGAACGTGACTGGTCGTCTTTTGCAGATCAGCTCTATGACTCCCTGACTGAACCACAGCGCCAGGTTTGGGATAGCCCGGAACGATTTAAGCTTCTCTGTTCAGGTAGACGTTTTGGCAAGACCTACCTCTGCATTGCACGGCTTGTTGCTTGGGCGATTGAAAACCCAGGGACACTGAACTGGTACTGCACGCAAAATTACAAGTCAGCCAAGCAAATTGCCTGGCGGCAACTCAGGGAAATGATCCCCGTAGAGATGTTTGCCAAAAAGAACGAGGCCGAACTCTCCGTTGAGCTGACCAATGGCAGCCGCATTCAACTCAAGGGTGCAGAGAACGCCGACAGCCTGCGTGGCGTGAGCCTTAGCAGCCTGATCGTTGATGAGGCCGCCTACGTCAAGCAAGAGGCATGGGAGATGGTGCTACGCCCTGCACTCTCCGATCAAGGCGGCCCCGCTTGGTTTATCACCACGCCAGCAGGCCTGAACTGGTTCCACGATCTGTGGGAACAGGCGCAGGAACAAGACGACTGGCAGACTTTTAGCTTCACCACTATCGAAGGTGGCAATGTCCACCCAGAAGAGGTGGCCGCGGCCAAGCGCACACTCGACGATCGCACATTCCGCCAGGAATACCTAGCCTCTTTCGAGACGCTTTCGGGTCGTGTCTACCCCGACTTCAGCGACGACAACATCTCAGCAGAAGTCAAAGACATCGGCGGAGAAATCTACTGGGGAACTGACTTTAACGTTGGTGTCATGGCTGGCGTTCTGGGCAGTCGTGTCGGTGACACTCTGCATGTCTGGGATGAGATCACTGTGAAGCAGTCAAACACCGATGAGGTGTGCGCCATGCTCAAGGCAAGATTCCCCGGTCGCCATATCGTCGCCTACCCAGACCCGACAGGATCAGCGCGTAAGACCAGCGCAGCAGGTGAAACGGACCACGGCATCATCCGCCGCTATGGCTTCCAGTGCATCAGCCCCAAGCATCCTTGGGCCGTAAAAGACAAGATCAATAGCACCAACTGGATGGTGAAGACGGCTGACGGTCAGATCCGTCTATTTATCCATCCGCGTTGTAAGCACACGATCAAGGCGCTCAAGAACGTCACGTACAAAGAAGGCACCCAGGATTACGTGATCGACAAGTCGGCAGGTATCGAGCACTGGACTGATGGCCTTGGCTACCTGATCCTTGGCGCGTTCAACCAAGTGAAGCCATGGCAGACAGCAAGCGGTGATCGCGCTCAGATCCAAAGGCGCATCAGCGAGAAAAGCAAGATGCTTGGCAGGCGCAGATTGCGCTAGCCATTAAGCAGCATGTCGCCAACCATCTCCTTGAGTGCTTCAGTTTGAAGCATCAAGATGAGGGCGCTCCCATCAAGCCCGCTCTAGCTTGCCAGCTTTTTTCTGCTCCTGCAATCGTTTGATCCAACCGCCAAGCATGGCGCCCACTTCGCCCACTAACGCTTGGGCGGTTTCCAGTTGATGCTCGGTGATCAGTTTGCGCTTGTGATGCACCATGAAGCGCAGCAGAAGCCTGAGCTGTCCAAGGCTGCCGTCGAGGACGTAGCAGCGGCTGAGCTGGCTGGCTTTGATGGCGTCGTTAAGGTGCTGGGCCACCAGAAAGAGCTGCCGAATGAGCAGCTCCCGAAAGGTGCCATGTTTGCGGGGGATCGTTTGCGCGAGCGGGTAGAGGTAGTCGATCACCCGCTCGTACTTCTCCACCATGTAAAGGCCATGAGCCTCCTTAGAGGGATCCGCAGAGGCTCGCTTGCTGGTCATAGAGCTCGGCCCTGTCGGGCCTCCTATGCAAGTATCAGGTGCCGGGCCACAAAGCGAGACCCAATGCTGGCGTGGGCGACGTCGTCGGAGGTCCAAGGAGTGTAGTCCCAGTTGGCACAACGATAACCGGAATTGGCACAACGTGAACCGGAATTGGATCCGTTGTTCCAGTTGCCTCCCAGGTTGAAGCAGAGATGTCGGAGTTTTTCTACGTCATCGCAGCGCATGATTTCACGCTTTGCGGCTTCAACAGCAAACTCGCGTGCAGTGTGCCAATCATTCATCGCTGTGAATAATGCTTGCCTCAGTTTGGCGGTGCCTGAAACGTAGACTGGCCTAAAGCGCAGTCTGGGCAAGAAGTGACCCACCATCCGTACCCGTCAGGTGTGTTCAACGGCCAGGAGCCGCTTGACCCGACGCTTGAGCGCAACCCTGGTAACGATCCAAGTTGGTTGGCGGGTCCGGTTTTGGAGATGAGCCAGCAATGGTTCCCGATTGATGTATGCGTCGGTGGCACGCAGGCATTGCGGTTGCACGCTGACACCTACATCCCGCGAGAACCAGAGGAAGATGAGGAGACATGGCGACGGCGGATTTATCACGCGACGCTTTCGCCATTTACCACTCGCATTGCCGAGCAGGCGGCTGGTCTGCTGCTGCGGAAGCCGATCCAGCTGGTGAGCAAGGATGAGGCTGGCGAGGTTGACCCGTTCTGGCAGGACTTCGCCAAGAACGTTGACGGGTACGGCACCACGATCGACGATTATGCACGCCGCCTTGTGATTAGCAGCCTGCTTTATGGCCACGCTGCAACGATGGTTGACTACCCAAGCACTGAGCCTGCGCCGAACCTAGCTGCAGAGCGGATGCTCGGCTTGCGGCCGTACTTCATCCACGTTGACGCCAAGCAGATCCTTGGCTGGCGGAAGGATGGCGACAGCCCGATCGCACCGATCACGATGGTGCGGATCAATGAGGTGGTGAGCGAACCGCTCGGTCAGTTTGGCGATGAGCTTGTGCGCCAGGTGCGAGTCCTTGAGCCTGGCCGCTGGCGTGTCTACCGCCGCGGCAATGATGATGAAGGCTGGGTGATCTATCAGGAAGGCGAGAGCAGCCTTGGGATGATCCCGCTTGCTCCGGTCTACAGCCAGAAGGTCTCTGAGTTCATTAGCAAGCCACCATTGCTGCCTATCGCCAACCTAAACATCAGCCACGCGCAAAGGGTGGCCGATTTGTGCCATAGCTTGCACGTTGCTGCGTTGCCGATTCTGATGCTCAAGGGCTTCGATGAATCTGGCCCGGTCGGCTTGTCGGCCAACAGCCTGATCATGTTGCCGCCTGAGGGGGATGGCCGCTATGTGGAACCGGCTAGCTCGGCGTTTGACGCTCAGCAGTCATTCATCAGCCAGCTTGAGTCTCAGATGTCCAACCTTGGCATCAGCACGTTGTTTGCGCAGAAGGTGGCGGGCGAAACGGCCGAGAGCAAGCGCCTTTCGCGTACAGACTCAGACAGCCTTATCGCCATTGTGAGCAAGAACCTGCAAAACTCACTTCAAACGGCAATGGACATGGCCGCGGCTTATATCGGGATCGAAGCGCCTGAGGTAATGCTGGATCGAGATTTTGATCTGCAGGTTCTAGATTCCGGTCAGATCCAGCAGTACATGCAACTCTGGAGCAATGGCGCGATCACTCATCAAACTTTGCTTGAGATGCTCAAGAAAGGCGAGGTGCTACCAGAGATCGACATTGAGCGTGAGATTGAGCTAACCGAGCAGGAGCGTGGCGGCGGGATGATGGTTTCGATGTTGCCTCAGCAGCAGCCAGAGCAAGAAGAGGAAGAGCAAGAGCAGCCTGAGCAGAATGAGGACGCAGTGAACCCTGAAGAGTGATGGGCTTGCTCTTTCTTGCTATCGGCCTTCTAGCCTTGCCATTGCTGATCATGCGACTTGAGCGGCCAGGCGAGCTTAGTGAGGTTGCCAAGGCAGCGGTTCAATACTGCAGCGTCACAGGCCGCAGATTGCTCCGCAAAGGACTCAAAGCAATCTCTGCGTCTGTTCAGGTAAGGCTTGCTATCGCAGCCATTGCTCGCAGCGCTCTAAGCCAAGGCATCCAGAAGCGTGAGCAGGCAAAGCAGAATAAGCGTAAAGCCAAGCGCAGCAGCTAGTCTCGGCCTTAGCAAAACGTCAAAACCGTTACCCTAAGGGGAAAGGCGTTGGCCATGATCGAGGTGCTTGCTGCTGGTCTTGGCGCGTCTTTGAGTTTCGTCGGACTGTCTTATACATCATTCAGTCGTCGCAATAGTGAAACCCGCGAGGCTGTGGTGCGAT